GCTTTTTGCGGGTGATCATCGATCACCTGATGGCATATTTCAGCTCAGCCCCTTACACCCAATACAACCTGCTGTATTTGTTAATCTTTTTTCACTTATTTTCACCCATTGCCATTTACATTGGAAGCGTATGGGTGCATATAGAAGGGACTGACTGCACCCACTTTTCACCCACTTCTGGAGAACCAAAATGACCACCAAGACTACCCACCCGATCCGCCTCTCGAAAGCTTTCACCAAGGCCGGCGTCACCCTCTACGCCCGCGGCCGCAAGGTCGAGAGCTTCAAGAACAGCGAACTCCGTGACATCGAATCCTTCGCTAGCGGCTGGTACGGCCGCCCGGTGAGCTTCCGCGAGATCCCGCTCAAGCGCTAACCCGAGGGGCTGCGGCCCCTCCCTTCCTTCCCAATCTGGAGAACCAAAATGACCAACCTCACTGAAGCCGCCATCTCTTCGAAGAAGTTCGTGGCGCCCGACATCAAGTATGACGACCACAACAGCCTCGTGATCGTCGCCGGCAAGAAGGGCCGCCATACGTGGCGGATCAAGACGCGCACCGGCTCGGATCGGATCGGCCACTATCCGGCGATGTCGCTGAAGCAGGCCCGCGCGATCGCCGAAGAGCGCACTTATCGCCTCGCCCATGACATCCCGCTGACCTCGACGCCGGCCAAGCCGACCGCCGGCATGACCATTGCCGACCTGCTCGACAGGTACGAGCAGGCCCGCCGCCACGAGGGCCTGAAGACCTTCGCGAAGAGCATGAAGGTGCTGCGCCGGGGGCTGGCTGCCTACCTCGCGCTCGACGTGGCCGCCTTCACCTCGGACGACATGGACAACGCCTTCCTCCGCATGCGCGAACCTCGCACGCCGGGCAGCGAGCCTTGCCTCGTCGCCGCCAACCGCTTCGCCGCCTATGCGTCCAAGCTGTGGACGTGGTCGATGAAGAAGAAGCTGGTGACCGAGAACTTCTCCAAGATCTGCGATCGCACCAAGGAGGAGCCGCGCAAGCGCGTGCTCAGCATGGACGAGCTCGCCGCCGTCTGGCAGGCGACGCTGCGCCTGGAGCACACGGGCACTGGCCGGGGCCGCGTCGCTCGCCGCAACTACGGCCGCATGGTCCGCTTCCTGATGCTGACCGGCCAGCGGCTCGCCAACGGCACCGACCTCAAGCACGGCGACATCGTCAAGGGCGTCTGGACCCAGACCGAGAACAAGACCGACATGCCGCTCGTGCTGACCCTGCCGGAGGCCGTCCTGGCCGAGGTCGGCAAGGGCGAGCCGGGCACCCGGGTGTTCCCCTCGGAGCGCGGCGGGCTGCTCAACAACCTCACCGCCCTCAACGACGAGGTGCGGGCGATGTCAGGGGTCAGCGACTGGTCGCACCACACGCTGCGCCACACGATCGTCTCGCAGCTCGCTCGCGCCAAGGTGCCGTTTGAGGTCCGCGAGACGATCCTCAACCACAAGGACAAGGGCATGGGCAAGGTCGCCGCCATCTACACCCATTACGAATTCGAGGAGGAGATCCGCGATGCGCTGAAGCTGTGGGCCGACATGGTCACCAAGGCCGCCGGCCCGACGCTAAAGGCCGTCGCCTGATCTGTGGATAGCCATCTCAATACATGGCTATGGAATAGGCCCCTCTGATAGTTATCTGAGGGGCCTATTTCGTTGTGCGAGGACGCCATGGACCATGACTTCACCAACCCGCTCAAGCTTACCTATGCCGATCTGAAGAAGATGGGCATTGTCGGCAGCCGGCCGCATCTCAAGGAGATGATCAAGCGCGGCTCCATCCGTAAGCCGCACAAGGACGGCGCTACCCGGCAGGCGCGGGCGTGGTGGTACTGGGACGAGGTCATGCAAGACATCGAAGACGAGCGGCAGCGGCTCAACGCGATGGCGCCTTACGCTAGCGTACGAGCGCCTTCGTCTCGACGATGAACCCGGGCAAGTCGGTCTGGCCGCGATCGACCGCCTGCTGAGCGAGCCGGATCATCACCTCGGCGACCTCGTCGGCATAGCCATAGCGTTGCAGCGCCATGGTCAGGTCGGAGATCCCGGTGACGACGCGTTTCTCCCGGACGCTCGCCGCCTTGCCGTAGCCGGAGCGGATCTGGCTCTTAGGCTCGGGCACCACCGGCATGGGCTCGCCGAAGGTTGCCTCGTAGCCCTTGGCCTCTGCCTGCCGCCTGGCAGCCTCCTCTGACGCGATCTTGCGCTTCCGCGTCTCCCAGCCCTCGATGAGGGCCCGAAGCGCCTCAGCGGCCCCCGCTGCCCGTTTGACGGGGGTCATCCACGCTTCATCGATGTCGCGGGCGGCTTTCAGGTGCGGCGCCTTCAGCGCCTCGCGCTTGTCGTTGACGATCTTGCGCAGCTCTAACAGCCGGGCGCGCAGGCTGACCGCCCGGGCGGCTGTCTCGTCATCCTCGATCTCGCGGTAGGTGGCGACCTGATCGCGCAGCGCGTCGATCTGCTCGGCCTCGTCCATGGCGGCGGCAGCGTTGTCGCCGATGCCGGCCACGCCGGGATCGAGGTCGGGCCATGTGCCGCCATTGATGACGGCGTAATACCATTCTTCGCTGACCGGCCGCAGGGCGCAGTTCATCCAGATCCAATCGTGGTTGTGCTTGGCCATCTCGTCGCCACCCACGCTCATCAGCAGCTCTTCGTCCTCGATCCAGATCGCCACCGGCTTGCCGGCCTTGGTCCGATAGAAGCCGGGCTGTGGGTCGGACGTGATCTTGAACTCCCGCGCATGCAGCGCCTTGGGATCGGCGAGCGCGTTCGCCCAGTAGTCGTAATCATTGATCATGAGCCTGCCTCCGTTGATTGACCCAGTGGAGGGTAGACCCTACCTTGGGCTCTGTGAACCCAACCTTATGAATGGAGGCTTGCATTGCGCACGCACAAAAACCCGTTTCGCCGCTGGCTGGAGACGCAGCCGCGCGACGTTACCCAGACCTCAATCGCCAAGCAGGTGGGAGTAGACCGGAGCTATATCAGCGACCTGATGAGTGAGGGCTCGATCATCTACCCCTCGTTGCAGCTCGCGTTCAAAATCGAGCAGCTCACCAAGGGCCGGGTGACCGCCAAGCAATTGCATGACTTCGCCGCCTTCAACCGGGCTCACCCGGGCGCCAAGGCGGAGGAGGCAGCATGACTGACTTCCTTCACGAGCTGTCGCAGTGCGAGGCACGCCTCTACGAGGCAGAGCAGCGATGCGTGCTGCTGACCAAGCAGCGCGACGTGCTGGAGACGGCACTGCTGAAGATCGCCTATGAGGGGCACAAGGTCACCTGGGCGAGGGCTGTTGCTCGCGACGCCCTGGACGCAAGCTTTTTGCTGGCCAGGAAGGAGGCGGCATGAGGTTCATCGAGGTCACCAGCCCGACCAGCAAGGCGATTCGCTGGTGCATTAATGCCGACCACATCATTCAGGTGCGGCGGGTCACCGAGGACGATGAATGCGTCATTGCGCTGGTTTCAGGCCAAGTCACCCCGGCCGAAACCTACGATCAGGTGATCGAGCTGTTGCGGCAGGTGCCGCTGGTCGCATGATCCCTGAGCCGCCCTGGTGGATCTGGAGCATCATCGGCGGGATCATCTCTGCGTATGTCGTGGTCACCGCGATCATCTGGCTCGGTGACCACATTGAGCAGTTGCTGCCATGAAGCCCGGGCAAATCGATCTGTTTACCAAGCGCACGAAGGCGGCCAAGCCGCCCGATGCCTTGGAGCGCGAGCTCCACATCGCAGTGGCCGACCACATCCGCTGGGCGATCCGGCCCGATGTGATCTGGTTTCATCCGGCCAATGGCGAACTGCGCTCTGATTCGACCGGGGCGCTGCTCAAGCGGATGGGAGTGCGCCCTGGTGTGTCCGATCTGTTATTCGCTGCGCCGCCCCGGGCGCGGCTGCACGCGCTGGAGCTGAAGCGGAGAGGGAAGCGGCCCACCCCAGAGCAGACCGCGTTCCTTGACGCTGTGCGGGCGATTGGCGGCCTATCGGAGTGGACCGACACCTATCAACAGGCGATCGAGATCCTTATCGGCTGGGACATCCTCAGCAACCGCATCCACATTGATTAGCGCGTAACCATCTGTAACCATTAACCTGTGATCATTGAACACGACCGCCCACGCTATCCACAGACGCGGGATGTGATCCGTTAGGGGATTAACAAATCAGCGTGAATAGGTAAAATGGACCGGCTCAAGACTTGTCTAGGGTACTGAGAGCCGGTCCGAGTTGTGCGTTGCGGACTAAAACCGCCGGGGCTGACGAGGGGACGACTACCCCGGCGGTACGCCACGAGCGGGACAGGTGCTCGTGAAACCAGCCACAACGGTAGGAGCCGTCATGACTATGCACCAAGATATCCCTCCCATTCACAGTGTCAACCACATTGCCCTATTGAGGTAGGGCGATGCTGTCGTTTGACGAGCTGGCGCCGCTGCTGGGCGATTATGCGGTCCGTGACGTGCCGTGCCCGGCATGCAGCGCGCAGCGCCAGCCCAACCACCGCAGACTGCCGGTGATGCGGCTGTGGCGCGTCGATCAAGGCATGCTGTCGTTCTACTGCGCGCATTGCGAGGCGAGCGGCTACGTCAAGGCGGACGATGATCCCCGGCCATCGAGCAAAACGCTTGCCCTGGCGCGCCAAATGGCCCGCGAGGAGCACGAGCGCGAGGCCGAGCGCCATCGGCGTGGCCGGGCGTTGGATTTATGGCGGGAAAGTGTCCCGATCCACGGAACCTGGGCGGAGGCGTATCTTTCCGACCGAGGGCTGGTGGCGGGCAACGCGAGGGGATTGCGATGTCATCCGCGTTGCCCGTTCCCAGACAGGAAGAGGGCGCCGGCCCTGATTGCCGCATTCACCAGCCTCGATGATCTGGTCAATCCCAAGGTCGATCTGTTCGAGGACATCGAGCCATGTGCGATCCACCGCATTCGCGGCCGCGGGCATGAGAACAAGTTCATGCTCGGCCCGGTCAAGCGGGCGGCGGTGATGCTCGACCCGCCGCATGAGGTTGGCTCCGAGCTCAGCGTCTGCGAGGGCATCGAGACGGCGCTTGCCGTGCGCAGGTGGCGTGGCGGGCCGATCTGGGCGCTCGGCTCGGCCGGGGCGATGGAACGGTTCCCGATCATCCGGCGAGTGCGACGGCTGACAATCTGGGCTGACAATGATGAGAGCAACGTCGGGCAGGCAGCGGGGATGATGCTTGGCCGCCGCTATCAAGAGAGCGGTCGGGACGCGGTGGTCAGGTGGCCTGAAAAACGGGGTGACTATGCCAGTGCCCGAGGATGACGAGAATGTCGTGCCGCTGCGGCCGATCAAGAAGCGGGTGGGTGGGTTCAAGGCGAACGAGCTGGAGGTCGGCAAGATCTTGCAAGACGAGCCCCAGCTCGGGATGGGCAAGATGTTCCGGCTGAACACCTTCAGCGGCGATGTCGAGATGACCATGCCGGTGCCCAGGCCGTGGGCGGTGAAGCAGCCGCGCAAGTTCAAGGAGCATGATCTCAGCGATACCGATGTCACCCACCTGATCGAGTGGCTCTACGCCGCGGGCGCTAAAGGCGATGTCTCGCGGCAGCGCGTCGGCTACGCCATCCAGGCGGCGGCCGAGGAAAACCCCTACAGCTCGGCGCAGGCGGCGCTCGACCGGCTGCCGGCGTGGGACGAGATCGATCGCATTCCGAGGTTCTTCCGCGAGGTCTGCGGCGCCCAGGTGGCTGAAGAGGGGATGAGCGAGGAGCAGATCCATAATCGCGCGCTCTACTTTGAAGCGGTAGCGCGCTGCTTCTTTATCTCGATGGCAGCGCGCATTCTCAGGCCCGGCTGCAAGGTCGATACGACGGTGATCCTTGAGGGCACGCAGGGGACGCGCAAATCGTCGCTGTTGAGGATCCTGGCGTTCGATCAGGAGCGGTGGTTTTCGGACTCAATGGCCGCCGATCTGGCGACCAAGGACGCCCGCATTCACTTGCGCGGCAAGACGCTGATCGAGCTGTCCGAGATGGGTCAGCTCAGGGCCTCGAAAGTGGAGACGTTGAAGGGGTTTTTGAGCGCCCAGGACGACAAGTATCGGCCGCCCTACGGCAAGGGCGAGGTGACCTACAAGCGCCAATGCGTGTTCGTCGGCACCACCAACGCAGTGAACTATCTGGTCGATGAGACGGGCAACCGGCGGTTCTGGCCGATCGCCTGCGGGGTGATCGATCTCAGTAAGGCAAGGGAGTGGCGTGATCAGCTCTTTGCTGAGGCGCTGCATCGCCTGCGCCAGGAAGAGCACTGGTGGCTGAGCGAGGCCGAGGAGGCTGCAGCCCGCGAGGAACAGCGCGAGCGCACCGTCGATGATGTGTGGATGCCAAAGGCCCGCAGCCTGCTGGAGCGGGCCCGGGCGTTCCCTGAAGATCCTGGCTCATCGACGGTGTTTGTCACCATCAACGAGGTGCTGAAGGCGTTGGAGATCCCCGCCGACCGGCAGAGCCGCGACACGGTCAATCGAGTGCGCAGCATCCTGCGTGAGCTCGGCGGCCAGCTTAGAGCTTTGCCGCGAAATCGGGATGGCGAGAAATGGCCCGATCGAGGCTATCGATTTGTGCGTTTTTAGCCGGAAAAAGTGTAACAGTGCTACGGAAGTGCTACGGCTAAGTGCTTGATATTGATAGGTCTGTATCAATGTAGCAGGTGTATCACATATATTTACGCACACATATGCAAAGGGAGACAGGAAGAGAGCGTGGGAGAGTGTTGGGGAAAACAGGTGCTACAGTGCTACAGTGCTATAAGGCTAATGATCTCAAGAGGTTATCCGTAGCAGTCAGGAAATGAAGAGTGCTACAGAGGCGGAAAGTGCTACGGCCTTGAGAGGTAACATAGTACCGTCGCGCGTCCGTCCTCGCCTCCTGCGTGCCGCGCGATCGGCCCTTCAACCGTAGTCTGACGCCCCCGATGTGGGGATGGCAGGCCACGCAGCGCACCGCAGAAGTGGGGATGCAAGTGGGGTCACGCTCGGTGAGCATGTCGCAAGCCATTGATTTCCCTGGACATTCCTCGATGGTATGGCGGACTGTCCCTCCGCCATACCGGCTGGCAGGCCGGCGCCGGGCCACCCGATAGACGGGGGGCGGGTTCGCGACGGCCCCCGGCCAGGGCCGGTTGTGGGGCCCCTCCAAAACACGGGCGCTCAGCTCTGGTGGGGCCCCAAAAATCCTGGGGAGAGCGTGCCCTAGCCCCCTGCCATCCCCGCCTGTCCTTGCTACACTCCCGGCCGCAACCGGAGAACCTGAATGTTCGATCCGCACGAGCCTGACGACGATGGCGACGAGGATCCGTTTGCCTTGCACAAGCGGCTGGCCGATGCGGTGGCGGCGATGCTGTGTGCGGCGCTGCTTCCGAACTCCGACGATCAGGCGGGTCATGAGGCGGACATTGCGCTGGCCGGCGATTTGGTGATGTTGCGGCTGCTTCAGCACAATCACGCCCCCAACGAGATCCGGCCGGCGATGCAGGCGATTGCCGCCCACTGCGATCGCTTGGCGGAGCTGTTCATCGGTGCCGCCCGGGCGAATGGGGTCGAGGCCGATCGGGGGATCCGGTTCGAGGTCAGCCACACCGATTATTCCAAGGAGCGGCGGCAATGAGTGCGATGCATTGGGAGAAGCGCAACCGGGAGAAGAAGATTGGCATTCCGCTTTCCGAGCGGTTCCGGCGTCAACCCGGGTGGCGGGACAAGCCATCGGGGATCAGTTTCCGGCGCTGGCCGGATCACGTCCCTCCGCATGACAATGCCGGCCGCGCCGAGAATGCCAAGCGCAGGGCGCGGATCACGCTGCCCAAGATCTCGATCCTGAAGCCATGACCCCGCGTCCGCTCAAGCCGCGCTCGTGGTTTTGGATGCCGCCGCCCAAGGCGACCGACACGGTCAACCATCCCAAGCCGAAATACCTGCACGGCGCGATCACGCTTGATCGTCCGAGCGCGGCCACGCAGAAGGCGCGCCGCCGCCGCATCACGCTGCCGGCCACGTCGATTCAGCGCAAGCCCTGACCGGCCATGCTCGACGCCAACACCGTCATCGCCAAATGCATTGCGGCGATTTACGAGGCCGCCGCACCGCACCGGCCGACCCGCATCGGCACATCAGCCGGCCGGGTGATCCCGAGGTCGGACGGCTCCCAAATCGTCAAGATCCGCGTCTCGATCAATTACCCCGATGGCGAGGAGAAGTTTGCGCCGATTGATTGTATGATCGACCGACAGGGCAATATTTCGATCGTGGAGCACCGGCCGTGAGCTGGCAGTTTGCCCTGATTGTCCTGGCCATCGTCGCGGTGATCATCGCCGCCATGGTGGCGTTTTTCTATTATGTCGAGCCGACCCGGCTCGCCCATCGCAAGCCCGACCGCTTCGATCCCTATGACAAGGACCTGCCGGCCGAGATGGAGGCCCGCCGCACCCCCAACGAGCCGCCGCCGAAGGCCCCACCACCGCCCCCCAGGAAGAAACCGTAAGGCTGACCGATGCGCTTTGACCGCGATATCTTCTTTGCCAATGTCAGGGACGAGCTCTTCGACGGCGCGCTTTCCCAGCAGAACGTCGATGGCATGTCGATCATCCTCGGTGTCTGGGAAAACCAGCTCGGCGGCACCCCGCTGACGGATATCAGGTGGTTGGCGTACATGTTTGCCACCACCTATAAAGAGTGCGCCACGACCATGTGGCCGATCACCGAGTATGGATCGCAAGAATATCTCGAAGGAAAGGAATATTTTCCCTTTATTGGACGCGGATTTGTCCAGTTGACGTGGGAGGACAACTACAGAAAAGCTTCATCTGCACTTGGTCTTATTGAGAACCGCGATCTGGTCGAGCATCCCGATCTTGCGCTCGATAGCCTGATCGCCGCCCGGGTGATGACCCGCGGCATGGCCGAGGGCTGGTTTACCGGGGCGCAATTGGGCGATTTCTTCAATGACACCGAAGACAACCCGTATGACGCCCGCACCATTATCAACGGCCATGATTGTGCCCAGGAAATTGTCGGCTTCCACGACCTCTTCCTGGCCGCATTGGAGGCGGCGCTGATCGTCGAAGTCGAGCCGCCGCCGCCGATCGATCTCGCCCCGTCGATCGTCAATCTGTCGGTGCCGGCGCCGGTGTCGGTGTGGATCAATGGCGAGGAATGGGCGCCGGTGGCGTAAAAAAGCCCGGGGTCGGCAGGGTCGCCTGAACCGCCCCGGTGGTCATCCGAACGGCCTTACCCCCGCCGGTACACTCTAGCGTCCTTGACTGTACGGAAACTTGCAAATTTGCAATAGTGCTTCGCGGCCACAGTCATGACCCCTCCAGAGCCCTGCCCGTGGCCGCACGGCCGGCGGTGACCCGATCAAAGTCCGACCTGATCCGTTCTCGCGAACCGCCGCCGGCCAGCTATACCGGGCCGAGCCCGAGCACGGGCTTTGAACTGGCAGGACGACTGAAAGCGCCCCGGCCCGGTGCCAACTCAGCGCTTCACCGTCGCTTCGCCGCCGCAATGCGGGCACCAGTCGTGATCGATGACCCCGGTGCCATGACAGGCGGGGCAGTCCTTCAGCTCCGGCTCATCCCGCGGCGCCACCCAGCGCGGCCTGTATTCCCAACGCGGCTCGCGCGGCAGTTTGGGTTCCTGCTGGCGGTAGATCGGCCCCCGATTTGGCGGATGTTTCGGCTGTTTCGGCTGTTTCGGCTTCTCCGGCTGTTGCTTTGGCCCCTGCCAGCGGGTTTTCCACGGGTAGACCCGGCCAGCCATCCTGGCGGCCCGCTCGATGTCCTTCAGCACGGCGAGCAGATAACCGGCCTGGGCCCGCTTATTATGGATCGCGTCACTGATCTTGTGGGTCCGCTCCCACTGCTCGATCCGCCACCAGATCTGCGCCGCGCGGGTCCGCGACAGCCCCAGCCGCCGCGCCATCTCGGCCATCGTCGGCATCTCCCCGGTGGCCAGCGCATAGCGGCAGATCTCTTCCGAGAGCTGCTGCATGCGCGGCGTCCACTCGGTCACAGCCGCTCGATCGCGTGGCTGATCCTGGCATGCATGCGGATTGCCAGCTCGGCCAGCGTGGTGGCGTCGGCGCGCACCCGATCGAACATCGGCAGCCCCTCGGGCTGGTCGGCCGCCGGCTTGGCCAGGGTGGCTTGATCGGGGAAGCCGACGATCTGGTCGCAGAGTTGGTTGAGCAATTCCTCGACCTTGAGCAGCCCGTCACGCGCCTGGGCGAGCTGATCGACCGCCCGCCGGCTCGCGCCCGGGGGCTTGGTTGGCTGGACGCCGATCGACGCCTCAATGGCCCGGTTTAAATCCTTTTCCAGACTGTCGCGGATTTCGCTGCGCTCAGCCATTGATGTCGGCCTTGCCGATCTCCTGATCGACCTCGCGTTCGACCCGCTCTAAGCCGCGCTGAATGCCTTCGAGCGCCGTGGCGATGCGCGCCAGGGCCTTGGCGCAGGCCATCACCGAGCCGTCGATCTCCTCGGCCCAATCGCCGATCGTCGCCATCGCCGCCAACAGGGCGTCGGCGTTTTGCTGCGTTTTGTCTTCACTCATGTCGATCTTTTCTCCAGATTAAGTTGGGTTACGCATCTTCTGCACATGCCGGTGGATGGCGTGGTTGCGCAGTAGTTTCTTCACCGAGGCGTGGCTGTGGTCGGCCGCCTCGCGCCGATCGGCGGGGGTGTCGAACATCGCATCGAGGGTGATGAACATCATCGAGTCGAGCAGCGTGAGCATCGTCGCGTTGAAGCTGTTGGGGGTGTCCATGTCGTGCTTTTCGCAGAAAAGGACCGCCTCCTCGCCGAGCGCCGCGGTCGCGGCCGCCGCGATCTTGGCAATTTCCTCGGCCTGCCGCTGGGTGAGCTTGCCCATTATTCGGGGTCCACCGGATGGCCGGCGGCCCACAGTCGCTCGACCCGGCCGGCGCGGCGCACCGCCAGTCGATCGCAGCGATTATTGCCCTGGTGCGGATAGTGGATAAAGCGGGGGAAACCCGGGCGGTTGCAGTGAGACACCATTAGCTGCAATCTCTGGCCGCAACGCGGGCAGCCATAGTCGTGATTTGAGAAGCTGTCAGCGTCTTCAGCGGTGATCAACTTGCCGCCCGGCAGCATGGCAAAGGGGTTGCGCATATGTCCTCCTATTCACGAGGTGTACCGTGACAGCCACTAACGAAGCGGTCAAGGGCGAGCCGCGGATGGCGAAGACCCAGAAGACGACCAAACGGCGGTGGCTGCCGCGCCACGACATCTTTGCCGCGGCGATCGTCTCCGGCCGCTCGATCAAGGACGCCTTCGTCCTGGCCGGCGGCGCCCGGCACGACGGCGGCACCCAGACCTCGCAGACGTGGCTCCGATGGCCGCCGATGATCGAGCGGATTGCAGTGCTGCGCGCCGAGCGCATGAACAGTCTGGCGCTCGACAAGGATCAGGTGATCCTCAACCTCGTGGACACCTACAACAATGCGATGCGTGCCGACCAATATATGGCCGCGGTGCGGGCCATGGATCAGGTCGCCAAGCTGCTCGACCTTTATCCGACCGACAAGCAGCAGCTTGAGGTGACGCTGATCAATAAGCCGGCCAGCGACCCGACCAAGGTGGTCGAGCTGTCGGTGGAAGACTGGAAGAACCAATTTTCGCCGAAGGAAGTGACGCAGCAGTGAGCGCCAAGAAGCCGGTCAGGATCCGCCACGGCTTTATCCCACAGCCCGGGCCCCAGACGGCCTATCTGAAGTGCCCGACCGACATTGTTGTCTATGGCGGCGCCAGGGGCGGCGGCAAGACCTTCTCGGCGCTCGGCGAGTTCTGGATCCACGCCGAGCGGTTCGGCGAGAACGCCCGCGGCTTGATGATCCGCAAAACCCGCGAGGATCTGAAGGACAGCGTCGCGGTCGCCGAACGAATGTACGGCAACGCTGCCAAATGGCAGGAAAAGGGCGCCTATTTCAAGTTCACGACCGGCGCCCGGCTTTACATGGCCTACCTCGAAAACGAGGGCGATGCCGAGCACTATCAGGGCTGGTCGCTGACCCGCGTCTATGTCGAGGAGCTGACCCAGTTTTCCTCCCCGGCGCCGATCATGCGGCTGTTGGCGACGCTGCGCTCGACCGCCGGGATCAAGTGTCAGATGCGCTGCACCTGCAACCCCGGCGGCCCCGGCCATCTCTGGGTCAAGCAATGGGCCGTCGATCACGGTCCGTATAAGGTCGTCACCGACGATGAAACCGGGCTCCAGCGGACCTTTATCCCGGCGCTGCTGACTGACAATCCGGCGCTGCTGGAGGCCGACCCGAACTACATCAACCGCTTGAAGGCGGTCGGCTCGCCGCAGCTCGTCAAGGCGTGGCTCGAAGGCGATTGGTCGATCATCGAGGGCGCCTTTTTCGAGGAGTGGAGCGCCGCCCGCCACGTCATGGAGCCGTTCATTCTGCCGTGGCACTGGACCCGCTTTCGGGCCGCGGACTGGGGCTCCGCCCGGCCGTTCTCGGTCGGCTGGTATGTGGTGGTGCAGGACGATTTCATCCACGCCGGCCGGCGCCTGCCGCGCCATGCCATCATCCGCTACCGGGAATGGTACGGCTGGAACGGCAAGGAGCCGAACATCGGCTTGAAGCTGACCGCCGAGCAGGTCGCGGCCGGCATCGTTTCACGTGAAACGGCAGCGAGTGGAAGGCGAGAGGAGATCAACTACGGGGTCATGGACCCATCCGCCTTCAATGTGGTCAGCGGTCCGTCGATCGGCGAAACCATGGCGCGCAATGGGGTGATTTTCCGCCGCGCCGACAACACCAGGGTGACCCGCGATCGGCGCATGGGCGGCTGGGATCAGGTCCGCGCCAGGCTCAAGGGCGACGCCGATGGCGACCCGATGCTGTTCGTGTTTTCAACCTGTCGGAATTTGATCCGCACATTGCCGGTTATGCAACACGATGACAACAACCCCGAAGATTTGAACTCAGATATGGAAGATCATGCATGCGACGAGCTCCGTTACGCCTGCATGTCTCGACCGTTCCGCGCGACCGTGGTAACCCAAGCAGATCGTAATCCCCTGCTGATTGCCAACGTCTTCAGGCACCACGAGTTGGGGGGTTAGACCATTGCCGGCACCGTTGCAGCCTGATCAGGATCCTCGCCAGATCCTCGCTGCGATCATGCGCCAGAGCCCGCTGATGCAGGGCGGCGGCTCTCCTATGCCGGGCTTTAATGGCCGCCAATCGACCAATGTCGACATCGCCACGCCCGAGCAGCAGCAGGCGCCGACGCTGGCCGAGCTGACGCAGCAATTTGTCACGCCGGAAGGCCATCGCTATCCGACCCCTTACGTCTCCAACTGGGACGCTCTCCACAAGCGCCATCTGATGGATCCGACGCCGGTCGCGCGGCAGGACCCCGAAGCATTTGCCACTGATGTGCCGGAAGTGCTGTCGCGGCAGATCCCTGTGCCTGGGGCGCCTGAGATGGGCTTTGTTCAGAACCCCGGGACGTTTATCTCGTCGCAGAACAAAAACCGCCAACTGATCGGCAATGCCGATCCGGCTCAATTGCCGCTGACGCCCGGTTCGACCTCGGCATTCTCCGGCAATGTGCTGCCGGTGACCAATCCGCCTGAGACGGTCTTCAGGCCCGGGTTGCGCTATGCGCCCTGGAACTTGAGGAACGGCTGATGGCGCGCGATCCCGAGATCGACACTCCGAACGTGCCGGAAGTGCAGTCGGCCACGGCCGGCAAGCCCGACCAGCAGGACATCCGCCTGCTCGACAAGGGCAGCCCCAAGCCGGACGAGTATGGCGGGGTCGAGGAGGTCGATCGCGCCTATTGGATCGGCTGCTTGGACGACGCTGAGCGCGCCGAGGCCAATTGGCGGCAGCGCGGCCGGGAAATCATCCAGATCTACCGCAACGACGGCAACGTCGGCAAAAAGGGCAGGCTTGCTGACGGCCCCGTTTCATTCAACGTTTTGTTTGCAAACACGGAGGTCATGTTACCGGCGATCTATTCGAAACCGCCGGCTCCGGTCGTTCGCTCGCGCTTCACCAAAGTCAGTCAGCCGATGGCGCCGCCGCCGGGACTTCTTCCCCCCGGCGTGGCGCCGCCCGGCGCACCGATGTTGCCGCCCGGCCCCGGTGCGCCCGCTCCAGGCATGTTGCCTCCCGAGGGTGGGGTGCCGCCTGGAGCGCCTATTGAACCGCCAGGATTGCCGCCGGAACCGCTTCCCATGGCGGGACCGCCGGCAATGGGGCCCCCGCCGGTTCCGCCAATGCCCGGCGGGGAGTTCCCTCCCGATCCGATGGCGCCGCCACCGCCGCCGCCGTTCGATCCCGGCCCACCACCGCCGCCGACCCCGTTCGGGGCGATCCCCGGGGCGCCGCCGCCGCCGATGCCCGGGCTGCCGCAGGCCGCCCCCAACCGGCCGCCGCAAGACGTGATCGAAACCGCCGCCAGCGTCATGGAAAAGGCGCTGGAAGTGGTGGTCGAGGACGAGCATTCGAGCGAGGCCGTCAAGATGGCGGTCAAGGACGTGCTTTTGCCGGGCCGGGGCGTCTGCCGGGTGCGGTGGAAGCCGATCATGGAGGACAAGCCCGTCACCGCCGGCGACGGCGCCACGCCGCTCCCCGAGGGCGGTGTACCGGGTGCGCCGCCGCCCACCGAGCCGGTCAAAGTGTGGGAGAGCGTCGGCGACGAATATGTCTACTGGGAGGATCTGCTCGTCGATCCGGTGCGGCAGGCGGCCGATACCGAATGGGTGGCCTTCCGCCACCTGTTCACCGAAAAGCAGCTTGAGGCTGAGTTTGAAGGCTCGCCGCAATACGAGCTGATGCGCGAAAAGGGCAGGCTCGGCGACCTCTACAAATGGACGGAAGAGAGCGCAGCAAAGAGTGCGGTCGGCGGCGGCTCGCCGATGAAGAGCGCCGAGAAGCTCGGCGACCACATCAAGAAAGCGATGGTCTGGGAGATCTGGTCGCGCAGAACCCGCGAGATCATTTGGTTCATCCGCGAGACGACCGGCGTCGTGCTGCGCGTCGATCCCGACAGCCTCAGCCTGGAGGGCTTTTTTCCAATCCCGGTGCCGATGCTGGCTATCCGCACCTCAGACACGCGGATCCCGCGCGCCTTCTTTGACCTCTATGCGCGGTTGGCGGCCGACCTCGATGAGACATCCGAGCGGATCTCGATGCTGACCAAGCAAATCAAGGTCAGGGGCGGCTATAACTCAGCCTCCCGTGAGATCGCCGGCATCCTGCGCGCCGACGACGGCAAGATGATCCCTGTCGATGGCGTGGATATGCTGACCGGCGGACTGCAATCGCACATCTGGCTGGTGCCGATCGATGTTTGGATGCAGGCGCTCGACAAGCTTTACCTCGCGCGTGAACAGCAAAAGCAGGCGATTTACGAGATCATGGGGATCTCGGACATCATGCGCGGTGCCACCAAGGCCAGCGAGACGGCCACGGCCCAGCGCATCAAGGGCTCGATGGGCGTCAATCGGCTCGATGACGCCAAGACCCAGACCGACAATTTCGTCCGCGATCTGTTGCGCCTCAAAGCTGAGGTGATTGGTCAGAATTTCTCGCCCGAGACGCTGGAGGCAATGACCGGCGAGGCGGTGACGCCCGAGGTCATGGACATCCTGCGCTCCGACTTTGGCCGGATGTGCTCGATCGATATCGAGAGTGATTCGACGGTTGCCGTCGATGAGCAGGCCGAGCAGCAGGCCATGGCGATGGTCATGCAGTCGGTGCAGGCGGTCATGCAGGGCGCGGTGGCGATGTTGCAGACCGGCCTCTTGCCGCCGCCAATGATCATGCAGCTCAGCCTAGAAATGTTGAAGATGTTCTTGCACCCGGTACGTTACAGCCGCGGCGTTGTGGAGCTGATCGATGAGTTTCAAGATCAACTCTCCGCCCAGATCGGCATGATGGCAATGATGCCACCGGGCGCCCCTCAGCCAGGAGCCCCGCCGCCCCAGGGTGGACCGGGCGGCGCGCCGATCGAGAAGCCGCCGGGAGGACCAGGGGGCCGCCCACCGGGCGCTCCGCCACCCGGCGGCCCACCGCCAGGGAACGGTGCGGCTCCTCCACCAGTTGGTGCTCCGTCAGGGCTTTTTTAAAAGGAAACAGTCCTATGGGACGTGAAGGCGAAGACGACAAGCGCGGCGGCGGCGAAGGCTCACAGCAGAAGCCTGGGCAGAAGCCCGGCGAAGGCGGCCAGGGCGGCCAGGATCGGCCCGGCCAGGGCGGCCAGCAGCCCGGCCAGGGTGGCCAGCGTTAACTGACCCGGGGGCGTGGCGGCGCCCCCATTTTTTAAGGAAGCAAAGCCATGTCCACGAAATACAGCGGCCCGAATCAGACCAAGGGCGACGTTAAGGAAAAGGACAAGTCGAACGACATCGATCCGCGCGAGCTCGATAAAGCCGGCAATGCCGGCGCTGGTGAAAAGGCCCCCGGCCAGGCCAAGGGCCACGACAAGGACAAGGCGCAGGGTGAGGCCAAGGGCCACGATAAGGCCGAGGCCAAGGTGCAGCCGCTGAAGGAGGGCGAGCATCTCCCCGGTGACTTTCGCGCGCGGGTCGAGAACACCGCAGCAGGTGATCTCAATCAAGACCCACGCACGCCTTATCCGGTCGGTAACCCCCCAGACCCGCGGGAAAGCTTCTTCCGAATGAACGGCTACTATCAAGAAGACAAAGATCAGGGGCCTGGCGGCAAGCGGACTAAGGCCGATCAACTCGACGCTGATCCCAAGACGTAAGGAGAAGACCGATGGCTTTGGCCGACCTCAACCGGGCACAGGACACGCCCCGCACGACGCTGAAATTAGCGGAGATCACACCGAAAAACTGGCATCGATACCCGCCGCGGACCGCCGCGAACACGCCGCAATGGGTGCGCCAGCAAACCGCGATCGGCGGCGTTAAAGGCGACGACATCGACACGGCCACGGCAACCCTGCTCACCGATCAGATCGCCGCCAACGGGCCGAACACGGCGGTCGATTACGGGCCGCGTACGCAGGCCGCCAAGGCCACTGCAATGGGCACGACGCTGGCCAAGGACGTGACCAGCCCGCGCGGCTGGATCGAGCCGCAGGAGCCTTACGGGCCGGCGCCGGTTTCCCCGACCGACGATCCGACGATCACCAGCTTGTCGCCGAACACCATGGTCGCCGGCTCGACGCCCACCTGGGTTAAAATCACAGGAACGAAATTCACGCCGTTCTCTCAGGTTGAGACGGGCGGTGTGATCACTCCTTATAGTAAGTACTTGTCACCGACCCGCATCGACATGCTGCAAGATCCGCGCAGCTCGGCCGGCACGGTGGTGGTCAAGGTTATCGATCACGGCGTCAAGTCAGCCGGCAGCAACTTCACTTTCACATAAGGAGGCATGGATATGGGCGATCCTGAATGGGTCTATGACCCGAACGACCCCGGAAATTCCCCTGCCTATCGGCCCCCCGAGACGACCTGGATCGAGGGCGATCATCCGACCGAAAACCCCGATGGTGTCACCAACAGCAACGTGGATTACAGCCCTAAAACGCAGGAAGAAAAAGCTGTCCTCCTGGGTGTGGAAATGGTCGATCCTGTAGAGGTAGCGCCCGAGGAGCCTTACGGCACCGACAATGATGGCGATCCGCTTAGCGAAGGCGAGGCATTGGGCATGCTGATGCGAGTGCATTCACCGATGGAGCTGGTCCCCGAGAAGGACCGGCTGACGGCGCAGGAGCGCAATCTGAGGGCTGGCGGATCGATCGGCTTTGCCGAGCTGCGCAAGCTGAGGAATGCGCTGTAGTGGGGCCACGGGATGTGGGGGTGCAGGCAGTCGCGATAGTCGACTGGCGCACCGGCAAGGCGCTGACCAATCAGCAGGCGGTGGCGCTCGGCAATCTCCAAGAGGCGGCCGAGGCGCTGCTCGATGCCATGCATTACGCGGACGGCACCATGCCCGGCGATGAAAGGTTTGGGTCGCGGCGCATGTCGCTCGCCGCCACCCAGATCGAATTAGGTCTGGAGATGGCGTTCAAGGCGGTGTTACAGCCGTGATATACATACTACGCAATGGCTCACTGGTGCCGAAAGAGAGAGCTGGTCCACCCGCCTTACGCTCTCACCTTCCGGCACCTTTTTTTGCCCGCTTTGAGGCAATGCAGAGCCCGGTAACGGGTTGCCAAATAACCTCCGAACGCCAGCGCCAGCGCGATATGACTGAGCACGGCTGTTTTGATCCGCGCGATCTAGGCGCCGGTCACCAATTTTCCAAGGGTCGCGATGTGCAGTTGAGGGAGGCACAGCGCAATGCCGATCGAGACGGGGATCAAGCCGGAACTGATGAACGGGGCGACGGAGCCGCAGGAGGCGCCGAAGAGCCTGCGTGACATCGCCGAGGCCGCCTACGACAAGGTCGAGCGTGGCGTAGATACCGACGATGGTGAGGACAGCGGATCGCAACCCATTGACGGGGACGGCCGAGCGCGCGATGCTCGCGGTCGCTTCGCGCCGAAAGGCGAGGAGCAGCCGGGAGAAGCAGCCGCCGAGCGGCCCAGCCCCACCGATACAGCAGCAAGTGCTGCGAAGCCGGTCGAGCCAGCCCCTACAGGCACTCAGCCACCACAGCACTGGTCCGAGCAGGACCGCACGATGTTCGCGCGGCAGACGCCGGAAGCTCAAAGCTTCTTGCTCAGACGCCACACGGAGATGGAGCGGGACTACACGGCCAAAACCCAGGCGAACGCGTCGGCAGTCCAATTTACCTCCGCGCTCGCGCCAGTCTTTCAGGAGCCGACCTTATCCGGCCACCTGCAACAGGCGGGAATGTCTCCCTACGATGCCATCCAGCAATGGGCTGGAATGCACCGCAGGGCGCTTAACCCAGATCCGCGCGAGCGGGTCAATCTGTTGGTCGATATGGCGCAGGGCATGGGCTTGGACCCAGCCGCAATCTTCGCCACGAGCCGGCAGAGTGGACCTGCTCTCTCAGAGGAAGAGCAGAAAAACCCTGCCATCCGTTACTTCGCCGATCACCTCGGCCGCACTTCCAGTGAAGTCCAGCAACTCCGAAACACCGTCCAAAATCTCGTCCAAGGCAGCCAACGGGCTGCCGAGCAGCAACAGCTAAAGGTCACAAGGTGGGGAATAGACAGTTTTGCCGAGGAAAAGGACGAGCAGGGCAACCCGGCTCATCCGCACTTCGACGCCTGCCTGCCGCAGATCATCGAGCTGTTCCGAGCCAATCCCAATCGGGATTTGCGCGAGGCGTATCAAACCGCGCTGTGGATGAATGGAGAAACCCGACAGGCCCAGCTCGACGCTGCCGAACGTTCCCGGCAGCAGCGGGCAGCCAACGAGCGCGCGGCGATGGCCAATCGCTCCAACGTGCGCGGGCGGACGGTTCCGGTCACCGGCAGGCAGCCGGCTGATCCGAACAGACCTCGGAGCTTGCGCGAAGTCATCGAGAGCGCGGCCGACGAAATCGGCTTCTAGAGGCACCGCTGAGGGCGGGCCTCGTATAGGAGCCCGCCATGGCCGAACCGACCGTTAACCAGCTTGTTACAACTACTATAAATGACTACCGAAAGGAGTTCGCAGATAACGTAAGTAATAGTAACGCTATACTAGCTTTGCTGCGCAAAGGCGACAGACATCGCACAGTAGAAGGTGGTAAAGCGATCGCTTGTGCTTTGAGTTATGCTGAAGAAACCTTCGCATGGTATGCCGGCACCGAGCTCTTGAGCCGGGCGGTCAAGGAGACGCTGTCCGAGGCCGACTACGAGCCGGCAAACGCCGTCGCCAGCGTTACGCTCAGCGGTCCCGACCTCGCCAAGAACCAGGGCCGCGCCGCCATTCTCAACTTGCTTCAGAGCAAGCTAGAGAATGCGGAATCGACCATGAAGAACAACATTACCAAAGCAACATACTCGGATGGGACAGTAGCCAAAAGCTTTGCCGGTCTGAAAGCTTTCATTACGGATGATGGCACCGGCATTGTTGGTGGTATTAATGCAACAACTTGGCCGTTTTGGAAAAACCAATTCCAGTCTGTCGCGCGTGCTACTGGTCTTCAATATCCTGCTTTGAAGGCTGGGCTCAATGCTTTGTGGATGAAGCTGGTTCGCGGGACAGAACATCCTGATCTGATAGTTGCGGATGCTGAAATCTATAGCACGCTGGAATCTGGAATGCAGGAAAACCAGCGTTATGCTGACGCTGATCTTGGTAAGCTTGGTTTCGAAACCTTGAAGTACAAGACTGCGGCAGTAGTATTCGATGGTGCGGCCACCGGACTTGTTGGTGGATACATGATCAATACTAAGTATCTTAAATTTGAGACTTACAAGGGTCGCAATTTTGAGATGCTGGATCTTCCCGATCAGTCTCCCGACATGGACGCAATCAGCCGGCACCTTGGTTTCATGGGGGCCCTGACTTTGAGCAATAGGGCGATGCAGGGCCGCATCCTGCTCACCGGCACCTGATCGAAAGTTGCGGCCCGCTCTCAAGCAGGGGATGGGCCGCTTCTTGGTGCAGACGGTGAGAGCTCCGCCCTGATCTCTTACCGTCTGCTCTCTCAGGGCAATCGGGGCAGGAGAATAGCATGAGCGACAATCCAACCCTTGTCCGCTTCGTGGTCGGCTTTGAGCCCGATGGCGTGGCCGACGCAGACGGCATGCCGATCTACCGCGAGGTGATCAAGATCGTGCTTTCCCGGCCGCCATATCTGGAGCACACGCGGGTCGCGACCGAAGACGATTTCGAGAACGAGGCCGACGCCTACAAGATGTTCGTGCGCGAGCAGAAGGGCCTGAAGCGCAACGAGACGGACGGCTATCCCCTGGCGCTGTGGCCGGCGATCTCGCCCTCCGATTTGCAGAACTGTCTGCACCGCGAGATCTACACGGTCGAGCAGCTCGCCAAGCTGGCGCTGGGCGGCGCCCGTAACGTGCCGCCGCCGATTGTCGAGATCGCCAAGCGGGCGAAACGGATGATCGAGTTGCAGAAGGAGACAGGTCGCCACGAGGCGCGGATCTCCGAGCTCGAAGGGCAGATCGGCGCGCTGCGCGAGCAAAACAATGAGTTCCGCGCCAAGATCGAGGGCCAGAACACGCTGATCGCCACCCTCCAGGCGAGGGCCGCCGCATGATCAACGTCAAGGATGCCGTCAACCAAGCCTCCCGCGAGATCGGCATCACGCAGTTCGACATCTCGCAGGCGGTCGGGTCGCTTGATCAGGACATCAATCAGATGACCGCGCTGCTCCAGGCGGTTGCCGACGAGCTGCTGATGGACCAGCCCTACGAGAGCGATCTGGGCGACGGCTATTGGCTGCTCGGCCAGGACGGCACCTATAAGACCAAGCCGACGCAGGATACCGATGTGATCCTGTTCAACGCGCGCTTGGCGATCAACGGGCTCAAGTTCCGTTTCCTCAAGGCCAAGGGCTTGGAGTTCGGCGAGGAGCTGCGCGATTTCACCGCCACCCTCAACAAGCTGGCGGCGAAAGCCAATGCCGAGGTCATCGATCTCAATACCGACCCGGGGCCCGTCCAATGAGGATGATGCCGTCACGGTATCTCACCAAGGCGCAGCCGGTCCTCGCCAAGAAGAAGGTCGCCGGCCAGATCCAGCATTTGCAGGCGCCGCTCAAGGGCCTGTCGCTGTCGTCGCAGCTCGTGCTCGGCGATCCGCTGAAGGCGCCGATCCTCGATAACTGGGTGGTCGAGGAGGATAAGATCCGCGTCCGCCCGGGGACCTTTCTGCGCCAGACGATCACCGGGCCGATCTCGACCATCATCCCCTATTACGGGATCCCTGACGACTACGCGCTGGCCTCGGGCTCAAAGATCTATTCCTCCGATGGCGTCGTCATAGCCAACGCCATGACACGCGACGATTGGGCCTGGACCTCGTTCTCAAATCTCGGCGATCGCGAGTACACGGTGCTGTGCAACGGCGCTGATGGCGTCTGGAGCTGGGACGGCGGCAACACCGCCGATCCGGCGACCGTGGCGGTGACCTCGCTGTCGAACACCAACCCGGTGAAATGCACGGTTGCGGCCGGCGACATTGGCAAGTTTTCCAACGGCCAGACCGTGGTGATTGCCGGCGCCACGGGAGCTTTGGCGGTCTGCAATGGTCCGCACGTTATCGGCTCGGTCGGCACGCCCGCGAACACCTTCACCCTGGTCGGCGTCAACGGCACCGCGGCCGGCGCGCCGCAGACCTCGGGCGTGACGGCCGATCCCCCGGGCAGCCTCGGCAAGGAGGCGGTGACGGCGCCGCCAGCCGAGGGCTGGATCGTCCCGAACCTGTTCGACAAGACGCTGAGCCACATGAACCGGCTGTGGTTCGCCGATAGCGCCAACCTCGCGGTCTATTACCTGCCCGTCCAGCAGAAGGCCGGGGTGGTCAGCTACCTCCCACTCAATGCCATCTTCCGGCGCGGCGGCCACATCGTCGCGATCCACAATTGGACTTTGGATGGCGGCGGGGGAATGGACGACACCCTGGCGATTTTTTCCAGCAACGGAGAATGTGCAATCTACGGTGGCACCGATCCCGATGCTGACGATTTCTCCCTGGTCGGCATCTTCAAGTTTGATTCGCCGATGTCGAAGAACAGCGTCATGAACTTTGGCGGCGACATCTACGCGCTGGTCAGCACCGGGCTAATCCCGATGTCGAGCATGCTGCGTGCCGAGGGCGAGCAGCTCGGCTCGAAAGCGGACAAAGACGTTTACACCGCCTTCCTCGATGTCTCGCGCGTCCATGCCACCGAATTCGGCTGGGGCGTCATGCTCGACTACCGGACCGGCGCCGCGATCTGCAACCTGCCGCTCGGTGGCGGCAAGTATAAGCAGATGGTCCGGTTCATGCCGAACCCGATCTGGTCGAGCTGGTCGAACCTCAATGCCCGCTGCTGGCAATGGGTCAACGGACGCTCGCTCTACGGCACCGACACCGGCAAGCTTTACGAGGTCAACAAGGACTATCTGAACGATGCCGGCGAGCCGATCACCGCCGACGTGCAATTCGCCTGGAGCCTGTTCAAGACGCCGGCCTATAAAAGCTTCAGGATGGTGCTGCCCTACGTCATCACTGATGGCACGCCGCGCCCGTTGGTCGAGATCCGCTGCGACTATGATCTGACCCCGCCGCAGAACTGGCCCGACATCTCCCTCAACGACCTCGGCGCCGCCTGGGATGTGGCCACCTGGGATGTCGATTACTGGGTGTCGCGGTCGCAGTCGATCGGCGAGTGGCAGGGCGTCAGCGGCGGCGGCCATGTCGGCGCGCCCCGGCTTAGGATCACCATCAAGGACTGTACCTTTTCGCTCGCGGCGATCGACGTGCTCTTCGAAGCGGGGGCGGCTGTATGATCAAGATCTCCTTCGAAGCTCCGCTGTCGCTTGAGGCGCTCGCCTTCCTCTCGGCCGAGACGGGCGTCGATTTCATGCGCCACGACACCTCGCGCTGGCTGTGCGCCACCGGCCGCAATGCGGACGAGATCGTCGGGGTGTGCTGCTTCGAGCCCTATCACTGGTTCGACTGGCACTACACCGCGGCGGTCACCGATCCGCGCTGCGTCACAAGGCGGCTGCTTCAGGCGC